ATTTACTTCATTAGGTGGAGGAAATGCTCATAGATTTACTATGGCAAAGAGAAATAGTAAGTGTATCATCACTGTTGATAAGTTAGTACAATATCCCATAGCATTCACAGGAATAGAATATTCTTTATCTGGCAATGTTGGAGGTTCATTAGGAATTAATACTACTATTGTATCATTATCTGAAATATCTTCAATTAGACCAAGAGATATATTATTGATTGATGGTGAATATATGGGAGTGACTAATGTTGGATTGGGAACAACAAATATTGGTCCGATTACAAATGTTGGAACTATCAACTTGGTTGAAGTTGATAGAGGATTTGTTGGATCTTCTGCATCATCTCATACAGATGGTAGTTTAGTCAATGTTTATAGAGGATCATTTAATATTGTTGATGATGAAATTCATTTTTCAGAAGCACCTAGAGGTAATCCACAGATTAATAAAACAAAATATAACCTAGATTATGAAACATCATCATTTACTGGTCTAACATTCCTTAGATCAGATTATAGTGACAATAAAGTTTATGATGACATATCCGACCAATTTACAGGAATTGGTAGAACATTTACATTAACTGTTGGTGGAGCAAATACTACTGGAATTGGAACTTCTGGTGGAAGTGGTTTTGCTTTCATTAATAGCATTTATCAATCACCAAAAACTCAAAATAATCCATCAGTATTTAATTATGAAATTTTAGAAGATTCTATTGCAGGAATATCTACTATAGAATTTTCTGGAATTACTAATCCAGATGATCCACTTCAATATATAATCTCCGACTATGACATTAATGTAAATGAAACTCCAAGAGGAGGTATCATAGTTTCTTATGGATCCACTCCAGGACTTGGTTTTGCTCCACTTGTAGGTGCTTCTGTAACTGCTGTTGTGGGTGCTGGCGGAGATATCGTATCTGTTGGATTAGGGACAACTGATAATCTTGGGTCTGGATATAATGGACTAGTTTCTATTGGAGTAAGTGTTTTTGAAGAGGGACATTCTGGAGTTCCAGCAGAAATAACAGCAACAGTTGGTGCTGGTGGTACATTATCATTTAATATTGATGAATCAGGAACTGGATATAATAATCCACAAATATTTGTATCTGATCCATCTTATAAAAATCTTCCTATTATTGGAGTATCTAGATTAGGAGTTGGAGCAACAACTGAAACTGGAATTGGATTATTAGTAGATCTTAAGGTTGGAGGTTCTACTGGAATAGGGTCTACTTATTTTGAAGTAACAGAAGTCAAATTCTCAAGACCTGGATATGCATTTAGAAAGGGTGATGTGTTTAAACCTGTTGGATTAGTTACAGACGCTTCACTTTCTTCTCCATTATCAGACTTTACAATCACTGTAGTTGATACATATACTGATAGCTTTGCTGCTTGGGAGTTTGGAGAACTTGATTATATTGATTCTATTAAAGAATATCAAAATGGAACAAGAACTAGATTCCCATTATTCTACAATTCAGAACTTCTTAGTATAGAACCAGAAGAAAATTCTGCAGTTGAGGAAAATATTAATAATGTATTGATAATTTTCATTAACGGCATTATTCAGGAACCGATAACTAACTACATATTTGAAGGTGGGACCTCATTTGCATTTACAAAGGCTCCATTACCAGAAGACGATATTGAAATTTATTTTTACAGAGGTACTAAAGGAGTTGATTCTGAAAGTGGAGATGTAAAAACAACCATAGAAAGAGGTGATATTGTTCAAGTTATTAGTAATAACGTATATCCAGATACAATAACACAAGATGAAAGAACAGTTTACGATATATCATCTTCAGATACTATCGAAACTAATCGTTATTTTGGACTTGGAATTGATGAAACAATTTACAAACCTGTTTCTTGGACAAAGCAAAAAACTGAAAGAAAAATTAATGGTGAATATGTCTATAAGTCAAGAGATTCTTCAGAAGCAGTAATACATCCTGTTGCAAGAATTATCAAAGATGTATTATCAACAGATACTGAAATATTTGTTGATAATGCAGAACTTTTCGAATATGAAGATAAAGTAAATGATGCTTCAGTAGGAACTCCATATTCGGATCCTTCTGTACCATGTGATGGATTAATTATTGAAAATACAAATCCAGTTACCTCCACATTTACTGCTTCAATTGGTATTGGGACCACAGTAATCGGTATAACTACTACTAATCCAGGTTTTGGATATCTCCCAGATCAAACAACTATAGAATTGAAGTTTACTCCCCCAATAGGTGGAGGAACAACAGCAACAGCAACAGCATCAGTTACTAATGGAATTGCTAATTTAGTTACCATTACAAATCCAGGATCAGGATATACAGTTGCTCCTACAATATTTGCAGAAACTCCAAATCTTAATATTGAAAATATTAGAGGATTTACTAATATATCCGGTTTTTCTGGAATTATTACTGGAATTACAACAACTACAGGAACTGGAGGAAATCCATTAGCACTTGAATTTAATATCATTCACATTACCGATGAAATAGCATTTGCAGGATTTTCTACCGGGTATCCTATCTACATTTATGATACTCAAGTTGGAAGTGGAGTTACCTCAATTGACAGTTCAGATACTGAAATTGTAGGTATTGGATCTATATGTCTCGATAATGTGTATTATGTTTCTGATTGGTCATACTCTTCTATTGGAATAGGATCTTATATTGGAATTATCACTTGCAACGTAAAATCCGATTCTGATATTATTGGAATTTCAACTACTGGAAATTTATTAAATCCTATCGGAAAATATTCATGGGGAAGATTATCTGGAGGAACAAGATCCTCAAGTCCAATATCTATCGGAGTTACTGGAAATATTGTTTCTGGTCTTTCAACATACCCAACGATTCAAAGAAGAGGAATTGGAATTAGAAAAACTGGAGCACTTCCCAAAATTGAAATATAAAATTATCGTATAAATATCTAAAAAACTATCAATATGGCTGCATTCGTAACAGATCAATTTAGAATATTGAATGCTGGTTCTTTTGTAGAGTCTATCAGTAATAATTCTTATTATGCATTTTTAGGTTTATCAAATCCAACCGCAACTGGATTTGGTAGAACTTCTGATTGGAATACAAGTTCCGCAAATAATCCCACAGATAATTTTCAATATAGATCTCATTATAGAGATACTAGTCTGTTTGGGAAAAAAATTACCACAGAAAATGCTAGAAGGGTTATAAGAAAAATTGAGTGGGTTGAAAATAATTCCTATGATATGTACAGACATGATTATAGATCGGACAATTTATCACCTAAAGGAAAAAGTGCTAGATTATATGATTCAAATTACTATGTGATTACGAGTGATTTTAAAGTTTATGTCTGTATAGAAAATGGAACCTCTGGAATTAATCCGACTGTTCCAAATTCTTCAATTGAACCGACACATACTGATGTAGAACCAGTAAAATATTCTGATGGTTATAGATGGAAATATTTGTTTAGTATATCTCCGGCAGACGTTATTAAATTTGATTCTACGGAATATATTGTTGTTCCTAACGATTGGGAGACAAGTTCGGATTATACAGTCATTAGAGACGGAGGAAACTCTGAAAGTAATGACAATCAGATTAAGGCAGTATATATTGAAAATGGGGGAAGTGGATATACCGATGGAACACAGTCTGGTATAAAAATTTTAGGAGATGGTATTGGAGCAACTGCTTCTATTACTGTAACTGATGGTAGCATTACTTCAGTAACTGTTACAAATGGTGGAAAAGGATATACTTATGGAGTTTTGGATTTAAGTGAAGGAACAGGTTCCAAGTTAATACCTATTATTCCACCTTCTAAAGGACATGGATATGATATTTACACAGAATTAGGAACTGATAAAGTTTTAATGTATGCAAGGTTTGACGATTCAACTAAAGATTTTCCTATAGACACAAAATTTTCTCAAGTTGGGATTATAAAAAATCCAGAAACTTTTTCTTCTTCAACAACTGGAACGGGAGTTACATTTACTGGTAATACATTTTCATCTCTCTATTCCATTGCACTTACAGACTCAATATCAGTAACTGTTGGTGATGAAATAACACAAACACAAAATGACGGCAAAGTTGCAAAGGGATATGTTGCTTCGTTTGACACTGAAACTAAG